GCCCTGATCATTTCAGGCTGTCAGTCGGCCGCGGTACCGCGTCTGAGCGCGCCGCTGGCCGCGTCTATATGGAAGCTGCCGAATGAAAAAGACCATTGCTGCAGAATTTCCGGCAGGGCTGGATCATGTCCTTCCCCAACGCTCCGATGCATCACCACCATTACGGCTGCGAGCTGGCATGGATCTGCTCGTGTCCGATTCCGGGTCTCAAGAATTCAGTACCTCACCGCGTTCCCAGTAACCCAAACCAAGAGAACGCAAATGAGCGAGCCGCAAGCGGGGCATAATATAAACCAGCAGATCAAGTCGATTATCGAGCGGATCGAGCGCGTAGAAGGCGAGATCAAAGAGCTTTCCGACGATCGCAAGGATATCTACTCGGAGGCCAAATCCTCAGGGTTTGATTGCAAGGCGCTGCGTACCATCGTTCGGCTGCGCAAGCAGGATGCGAACAAGCGCCAGGAAGAGGAGACCATCCTCGAAACCTATATGCAAGCGTTGGGGATGCTGTGAAGACATTCAGCGTCAAGAATTTTGATCGCTTCCAGCATTATAAGGATCGGTCGCCGCCGTGGATCAAGCTCTATAACGAGCTGCTAGAGAATTACGAGTTCGGCGCGCTGCCTGATGCGGTCAAAGGCCAATTGATCTGCATCTGGCTGCTGGCGTCACGAATGGACAATAAACTTCCTTTGGACGCCAAATGGTTAGCCAACAAGATCAATGCGACCGATCCGATCGATCTCGATTTACTGCTTGAGACCGGCTTCATTGAGCCGCACGATCCAGTCAAGGCAGCCGGGAAGCGCGAAAATTGGCCTAGCCGTTACATTCCTGATGCCGTGCGAGCGGCAGTCATGGAGCGAGACGGCCATAAATGTCTCCGGTGCCAGGCAACAGAGCGTCTTGAGATCGACCATATCACCCCGATCAGCCAAGGCGGCAATGGTCATCAGGAAAATCTGCAGGTCCTTTGCGTGTCCTGCAACCGCAAAAAACGGGCAGAACAGAACCGTAGCACTGGCAACGACAGTCCAGCGCAGGTTGCTACGCAGATGCGTAGCCCAGAGGGAGAGGGACAAGAACAGAAGATTGGTGGTGGTGAGGAACGCGAGCGCGCGAAACCGAAATCGCTGATCAGCGAAGAGGCTTTCGAGACAGCAACCAAGGTTTTGGTCGCGATGGGCCTCGATCCCCATCACCCGCTTTCGGTCGGGGCACCACTGACAATCCAAGGCTGGTTCAACGAGCATTGGCGCCCTGAGTGCATCCTGATCGGCGTGCAGCGGGCGATGCAGTCGCGCAACGGTGACCCGCCAGGAACGCTGAAATATTTCGAGAAGGCGATCGCTCGAGCGCATGCCGAGCTAACGCCGAGCCTCCCGACCGTCCAATTTCGCGAAGCCGAACAACTCACGGTGACACATGGAAAACCGAAAAGCGCAATCATTCAAGCCGCTGACGATCTCTGCCGAAAAATTGCCAGCTTCGATGGCCCGGCAAGAGTCGCTGACGAGCTACGCGGCGATGCGGGCGAAAATTCTCCTTGGCTGCTATCGCACGGGTGACGCCAACGATCCCGAGACCTACGTCGCCGCCGTCACCGCGGTCCTCTCCCACTACCCGGAGGAGGTCATCACGTCAGTTACGCATCCCGTCACCGGCCTTCCGTCGAAGAAGGGTTGGCTTCCGACCGTGAAGGAAGTGACCGAGGCATGTGATGCAGCCGTTGAACCCATCGTGCAGAACGAGGCCCGCTTGAAGCGGATCAAGGACCAGCTTGAAGCACGCGAGCGTATGGAGCGCGGGGAAAAGCCAACGCTCGAGCAACTGAAGGACAAATACGGTGAGAATTGGGGCTTGTCCCAGCCGGGAAACGTCAAGACACCGGACCAGAAAGCGGAGGAAAACCGCACCGCGCTCGAGCGTGAGCAAGCGAGGGTCAGAGCGGAATACGAGGAAATGGGCATCAAGCCGCCGTCGAAATTGGCGCTAAGCCCAACGGCCTTGCGGATCATTGCAGAGCAAAACGCAGCCCGCGAGGAAGTCCGCAGCCACAATCAGCAACAGGCCCAACCATGACGCAACTCTACCAGATCGGACAAGCAAGGATGACAAGGAATATTCGAGGGATCCGCTGATGTCCGCTCCGATAGGCAACAAATTCTGGGAAGCACGGAGTTCGCATGGCCGGGCTCCCATCTTCGCGTCGCCCGATGATCTGTGGGAAGCTTGTACTGAGTATTTCGATTGGATCGAGGCTAACCCGCTCTACGAAGATAAGCTCGTCACGTTCCAAGGTTTGGCTAAGCATGAGCCAATGGCGAAGATGCGAGCAATGACGGTCGCAAGTCTTTGCATATTCTTGGATATTAGCGTCCAAGCTTGGCATAATTATCGCGAGCGCGAAGGTTTTGTGGAAATCACTTCGCGAGTGGACGAAATCATTCGGACGCAGAAGTTCCAAGGGGCTGCGGCCGAGCTTCTCAACCCGAACATTATCGCCCGCGATCTTGGCTTGGCTGACAAGTCGGAACTGACCGGCAAGGACGGCGGGCCGATCCAGCAGCAAGTTACCCGGATTGAGCGGGTGATTGTCGACGCGCCGCCGGAGGCGCAAAGCCAAGGGGAAGGGGAGCAATGACGGAAGCCGAGCGGCTGCAACATCGCGTTCAAGAGTTGGAGGCGCTGCTTGGCGTCGGGAATGACGACGTTTCGCGGCTGTTGACGGTTCTCGATGCCACGCCGCAACAGTGTGAGATCGTCGGCTTCATGCTCAAGCGGGCGGTCGCGACGCGCTCGGCGCTTTACACGGTGCTTTTCGGCGCTCGGCCTGACTGCGACCAACCGGAAATCAAGCTGGTCGACGTCCAAATGGTCAAGGTCCGTGCCGCGCTGAAAAAGGTGGGGATAGACGTCAACACCGAATGGGGCTCCGGCGGTTGGGCGATCAAGGGCGCGGACAAGGTGAAGCTGCGGGCGATGATGGCCGGGGAAAGCCCGGGCAATCCCTGCGCTGATCTGCACGCGCGGCGCCTGGCGTTCCTTGGATGAAGACGCTCCAAATCCCCACCGCTCCGGTGTTCCGCCCGCTGCTACAGCCCGCCCGCTACAAGGGCGCGCATGGGGGCCGCGGCTCGGGGAAGTCGCACTTCTTCGCCGAATTGCTGATCGAGGACTGCCTTTGCGAAAAGGGCATGGTCGCGGTCTGCATTCGCGAAGTGCAAAAGACGCTCGCCAACTCGTCAAAGCGGCTGATCGAGAACAAAATTCAGGCGCTCGGCGTCGGCTCTGAATTCCGGGTGTTCAATGACAAGATCGAAACGCCGGGCGATGGCATTATCCTTTTTCAAGGTATGCAGGATCATACGGCGGAATCGATCAAGTCGCTTGAAGGCGCCAAAAGGGCCTGGATCGAAGAAGCGCAGGGGCTGAGCCATCGCTCGCTGTCGCTGCTTCGCCCAACGATCCGCGCGACCGGCTCGGAAATCTGGGCCTCCTGGAACCCGACGCGCAAGGCGGACGCGATCGATGAGTTTTTCCGCGGCAATAGCCCGGATGCGATCAAGAACGGCTGGAAGCTGCCGGCCGGCGCGATCGTCGTCCAAGCTAATTGGCGTGACAACCCGTGGTTCAACGACGTTCTGGAGGCGGAACGCCAACTCGAATTGCAGAACTATCCTGACCGCTATGACCATACATGGGAAGGCGGCTACGCCCGAGCATTCGAAGGCGCATATTTCGCGCGCCAGATAGCGGAAGCGCGGCTAAAGGGCCGGATCGGCCGCGGCGTGATCGAGGCCGATCCACTGATGCAGCTCAAAGCTTTTGTGGATATCGGCGGCGCAGGCGCGAAGGCGGACGCCATGTCCATCTGGATCACGCAATGGGTCGGCCCGCAAATCCGGATCCTCGACTACATCGAAGGCCTCGGCCAGCCGCTCGAATACTACGTCAACGAGCTGCGCTCGCGCGGGCACGGCCGGGCGATCATCCAGCTCCCGCACGACGGCACCAATGCCAACGCGATCACCGGCAAGCGGTACGTCGACCACTGGCGCGAAGCGGGCTTTGAGTGTCCCGAACCAATCCCGAACCAGGGCGCCGGCGCGGCGATGCAGCGGGTTGAGGCGGTGCGGCGCATCTTTCCGTTCTGCTGGTTCTCCGAGACGCCGGCGGTCGAAGGCGGCCTGGATGCGCTTGGTTACTACCACGAACGCAAGGATGAGACCCGCAACATCGGCCTCGGGCCGGACCATAATTGGGCCTCGCACGCTGCCGACGCCTTCGGCTTGCTCGCGATCTGCTACGAGGCACCATACAACCCGCTTCCGCGGCCCCGGTATTCGAGCCGGCGCAGCTCTGGCGGGTCATGGGAGAGTGCGTAAGGGAAGGGCGCTCGAACGGGCGGAGTCGAACCGCCTTCCTCGGGAACTGGGCGCCGCCCGTCAATCTGAACGGCACCAACGGTCTCGCGCTCTATCCATTGAGCTACGTTCGAGTAAACCGAACATAGCACAATCCGCGGACCAGGAAAATTCATTTCCGGCGCGGTGGTACGACCGATCCCCATCATCAGGGGCGGTTGAATGCTCAACGACGCGGACAGCTACGGCGGCGGGAACGACAGCAAGGACAAGGAAGCGCCGCGCGATGCCGAGGCGCTGTTTTCCAAGCTTCAAAAGTGGGTGAAGCACGATTTCAACAGCAAGGGTCAGGTCAATTGGCGCCGCGAGGCGCGGGAAGACTTCGACTTTGAAGCCGGGGACCAGCTCACCGAAGACGATAAGACGATCCTCAAGGACAACAATCGTCCGATCGTCATTTTCAACCGGATCGGAACGACGGTCGATAGCGTCGCCGGTCAGGAAGTTGGCAACCGGCAGGAAGTGCAGTTCTTGCCGCGCACCCAAGGCGCGGTGAAGGTCAATGAACTGCTGACTTCGGCCGCGAAGTGGTTCCGCCAGCAATGCGACGCGGAGGATGAGGAATCGGACGCCTTCCGCGATATGGTTGTTTGCGGCATGGGCTGGACCGAAACCGGGTTGGATTACGAGGACAATCCGGAAGGCGAGCCGACCGTCGATCGCGTCGATCCGCTCGAGATGGTGTGGGATTGCGGGGCGAAAAAGCGCAATCTGGTCGACGGGCGCCGCGTGGCGCATATCCGGCGCGATGTGCCGATCGAGGATGCGCGGGCGCTCTGTCCGGGCGATTTCGAGGACTCGGACTACCACGCATCCTGGCTCGGCGACGAAAAGGACGGCGAGAAACCGCACGAAAACGACGGCGAAACCTACAACAAGGAAGAGGAAAGCGGCGACGACGCGGACGGCGACAAGGGCGTTACGCTGGTTCGTATCCAGTGGTGGGAGCGCGTGCCGGCCTATCTGGTGCTCGATCCGACCGATCTGACCGGCGAAAAAATCCTCACCCTCGGCAAAGACGAATTCGACGCGCTTAACGCCAAGGCCAAGATGGCTGGCGGCTCGCTGCGCTTCACCAAGACGACCCGCAAGGTCTATCGACAAGCCTATCTCGGGAATGTGCTGCTCGAAATTGGCGACGCGCCTTGCAAAAATCACTTCTCGTTCAAGTGCATGACCGGCAAGCGCGACCGGAACAAAAACACGTTCTTTGGCATCGTCCGCGCCATGAAAGACCCGGCGCGCTGGTCGAATAAGTGGATGTCGCAGACCATGCACATCATGAACACGACGGCCAAGGGCGGCATCGCCACCGAGCGCGGTCAGTTCTTCGACAACGATGCGGAAGGCGAGGCGTCTTGGGCGAAACAGGAACAGGTGACGTTCCTCAAGCCCGGCGCGCTCTCGGGCGCTAATCCGAAATTCGTCGCAAAGCCGGTCGGAGTGTTCCCGCAATCCTCGTTCCAGTTGATGGAATACGCGAATCAGTCGCTCCGCGATGTCTCCGGCGTCAACGTCGAAATCCTCGGCATGCAAAGCTCGGCGGGACAGGCGGCGAGCCTCGATCTACAGCGCAAGCAATCGGCGCTGACTATCCTGCAGCCGCTCTTTGACAGCCTCCGGCGCTACCGGAAGGAACAGGGCCGGCTCATGCTGTACCTGATCGAGCATTACCTGTCGGACGGCCGCCTGATCAAGATCGAGGGGCCGGAAGAGGCGCAATTTGTTCCGCTGATCAAGCAGCAGGTTTTCAACGGAATGACCAATTACGAGGTCATCGTCGACGAAAGCCCGACCTCGGCGAACCAGAAGGAACAGACCTGGGCCATCCTGCAACAGCTGTTGCCGGTGATCGGCAAGATGCTGCCGCCGGCGACCTGGCTTGCGCTGCTCAAATACTCTCCGCTGCCGTCGACCGCGCAAAAGGAAATCGGCGACACAATCAAGCAGGCGCAAAGCCAGCCGGATCCTGAGCAGCAAAAGCGCGACGCCGAATTGAAGCTGAAAAACGACATGGCGCAGGCCGATATCGCCAACCACAAGGCGACCTCTGACGCCAAAATCGAGGCGATGCAGGCCGAAAGTCAGGCCAAGATGAAACTTGCCGCCGAAACAGCCCAGCACGACGCGATGCTGAAAGCACTCACCGCGCCGCCGGCGACTGGGCCGGACGGCCAGCCTGTGCAGGGCTCGGGCGGCGGCGATACGGCGGCGCTGATCATGGCGTTCATGCAGGAGATGCGCCGAGATATGACGACGCTCGCGCAAGCCTTCAACACGCCGAAGAAACTGATCCGTGACCCGCAAACCGGCGAAATCGTCGGGATCGCACCTGTGCAATAGGAGGCTAAACTTGGCCGCATTTAATAAATTCGACATTTTCGTTCAGGATCTGGCGCTCAAAAAACACAATTTGAACGCCGACACGCTCAAAGTCATGTTGAGCCTCGTCGCTCCGACCGCGACGAACGCGGTCAAGGGGGATATTACAGAAATCGCGGCGGGTAACGGCTACACAGCAGGGGGCAATGTCGCAACATTCACGTCCGGGGCGCAAACTTCCGGCGTCTACAAGCTCGTCTTGCAGCCGGTGGTGTTCACGGCCTCGGGCGGCTCGTTCGCTGCGTTCCAATACGCGACCATCTACAATGCGACTGCCGCCGGTCTAAATCTGATAGGCTGGTACAACTACGGCGCCGTAGTCAACCTGACGAACGGCAACAGCTTTACCGTTCAACTTGATACCACCAACGGCGTGTTCACGTTGCAATAATGGCCGCTTTCCTCGACGTCTGTCGCTTCAATCCGACCGCGGGCGGTACAACGGATTGGACCTATTCGAGCGCCGTCACCGGGTATCAGTCGCCGGCGGCGGCCGGCGTGGTCAACGGCCGCGCGTATAAATACCGCGCTGAAAGCGCTGACCTGTCGCAATGGGAGATCGGCGAGGGCACGTACAACACAGGAACCGGCGTGCTGTCGCGAACGACGGTCCTTTTCAACTCGGCCGGCACCACGGCGAAAATCAGTTTCAGCGCGGCTCCACAAGTCGCGATCGTTGCTCTGAAAGAGGATTTGATATCGATCGAAGAAGCGAACAGCTTCACGGCTGCGCAGCAGAACCAGGCGCGTCAGAACATTGTCGCCCAAGCTGCGGGTGATTTTGCCGGTATGAGCAACGGAACGCTTGTCGCATCTGCCTCGGCCGGCGCTCTGACCGTTGCCGTAAAGACCTTCGCTGGGGCTGATCCGTCAGCATCTGATCCGGTTTTCTTCTATTTTCGCGACAACGCGCTGACGGCCGGAGACTTTACGCGCATCGCAGTCACGTCAGCGCTCTCCGTTGTGCTCGGCTCAACCAAGACGTTGGGTGCTACGAGCGGCTTCGGTACGCGCGTCTGGATCGGCGCGTTCAACAATGCAGGTACCGTTCAGCTTGCGGCTATGAATTGCTCGGACAGTTCCGGGGTGTTCTGCCCGCAAGAGAATGT